GCTTGAGCATCATTGAGGAGCTGTTGCATACCTTCTCTCGTACCAGCATAGCCGAGAGCGAGGTTGTCGAGCATGGTAAAGTTGCCACGGGAGAACCCACGATAGGCGTTTTGTACCGCCTCCATATCAGTACCGAGCTTGTTGGCGTTGTCCGCCATATCGATCATCGACATATTAGTCAACTCGGCGGCTCTTGCCTGGTCTCCTTCAACTGCACTTATCATAGCGGCAGATGTGGCAATAGCTGACTCCATATACGAGTTCATATCTTGCCCCGTAGCCGTTGCCGCCTCTTGTGCGTACTGCATCATAGTTGCGGAAGCATCGCCGTAGAGTGTCTCAATACCGCCCGTGAGCTGTTCATACTCGGCATAAGCATTGACCGCTTGAGTGGTAATTGCACCGACTCCCGTAGCAACTGCACTAACCGCAGCCGCCCCCGCTCTGGCAGCTACACCAAGAGCACCGACCATGGCACTTCCGGCTCTGCTACCTGCCGAACCTCCCGCGGACTCCGCAGCACCGCCTAATTCCTCGGTGATGGTTTCTCTCGCACCCTGCATCGAGGGGACGATGGTAACGTAAGCACGAGCGAGTTCGATATTACCTGCCATTCCTCCGCTCCTTCCTCTTCTTTTCTATCCATTCGTGAAGTTGATTTTTAGGTAAGGCTCCCTTGCCTATCTTTCTATCCTTCTTTTTGTTCCAAGGTCTCGGATAGAGTTTTGCCTTGTGGGACTTCTTACGAGAGAAGCCTCCGATCATATTTAAGTTAATCTGCGAAAGTATGTCGTATATATCCGCAAGAATGATATTCGTTCTTAATTGAGTGCCCCAATCGGACACTTCGGGATGTAGTTCTTGATACGTTGCCGAGTTCGTAGGTAAATTCTTTATAAATGAACCGAAGGCTCCCCAAGTCAGGGAGCCTCCGATGTCATTCAACTCGACCCCGGCAGAGGTAATCAAGTCATACTGAATCGCCTCACGATGGTCTTCGATAAACCTTCGGAGGCTTACGATTCCCCCACGGACGCACCCTGCTCCGCCTGTATAGCATCGTTCCACGCTTTCACAAGCTGCATGACCTCATCCGTGACGAGTGAATTAAAGACTTCCTCGGGAATGTACTCTTTGAAAAACTCGATAACCTTATCATCCGTCCTCATCGTCTTGAGCTTCACATAAGGAAGACTCGAAGCCAACGGGATAGAATAGGTCTTATCCCCGATAGTAGCCTTTAATACGTCAATCTGTTCTTTTCTCTTGATAATAACCTCTGCCATAGTTTTACTCCTTTATCATTAGGTTGTCTGACCGTCATCCATGATGAGCTCAAAGTCGCCCGAGATAGTCGCGTTCCATGTGATCCCATCGGTAGCCTTGAACTCTACATCGTCAACTGCTGAAATAAAAGCTCCTGTCGAGCCGAGAGCGATCATGTCATCGCCGTCCTTCATGATGAAGAGATAAGCCTCCTCATCGGGAGTGTTCAAAGGTGATGTGTCAACCTTGACAACATTCCCGTGTGTAGTGTCCGCCGCTATCTTCGTGACCGCATTCTCTCCAAAGATAACTTTAAAGACTTCCTCAGTCGTATCCATGATCGGAACCTTGACAGACTCGGGGTCTGTTCCCGGCATTACTCTCTTGACCTTCAACGCCCAGTTCTTAAGCGTCTCGTAGTCACGAGCCGTGTGCCATGTGATTCCCTCTTCTGTAACATCGCCGACTAACGTCCAGGCTGCGGCGAGTTCTTCGGAAGGATAAGAAGGAAGAGCCGTTCCCTTGGGTGCGTGATAGAACATTCCAAGAGCATAGCCACCGCCTAACTTCGTTGCATTTGATGCCATTTGCGTTTACCTCCGTTATATTGTTGTTTTGGTTTGATGAGCGACCACTTCGAGTCTTGCCGTACACATGGCGAGGTCGGGTCTAACGGGATCATTACCCCAAGAGCCGGACGCATTGACTGTGACAGCTCGTATCTCCGTGGTCTGTTGGTTTGCAATCTCTTTAAGAGCGCCGATAGCCTTGCGGAGCAATTCATCTGCCGCCGATTCGGTCTTCGCTCTTGCATCGAGAGTGATACTAAAAGTATCGATTCTGTTTTCTTCCGTGCCTCCGACTCGCTGAACGAGCAATGAAGGAGTCTTGAACTTCTCCGGGAGCGGCAAACAGTAAATAGTAAAGTAGTCCTTGAGAGCAAGTCGTATTACGTTCTCAATATTGATATTCATTAAGATATTCATACGCCCACCGCCCTGCTTAATACTTTGTTCTCGGATTCCGCTCTCACGGATGCCTCGTCGGTAGTTCCGGCAAAGGCGATATATCGAGAACTTGCCTTGATACTGTGTGCTCTAAAACCTTCCGACTCTTCCGACAAGCCTGCGTTCGCTCGGTCGGCAATCGTCTCCGCCTTACCCCTCACTAATTGCTCAACCTCGGAAGATTGCAAAAGGTCTCTAAAGCCTTGGTTATTCCATTCGATTCGCTCCAAAGCCATGTCACCCCTCCCATCTTAAGAGGTTGAGTTGAATGTGCGAGGTCTGCATCGGCCCCGTCCATTCCCTCGGCTCTCCGTTGATCTCGTAGGCATTACCATCAAAGATGATATGGTCTCCCGCTTGAACATTCGTTCCTTCTGGAAGATAAGCCGTCCACCCGTCAGAGATTCCGAGAACTCTTCCATCTTGTGATAATGAGGTTGTTGCAGGTTGCACGGAGCACCCGTCAACCTCGATCGTCTTCTCGGGGTTATCCCAATCAGGGACGAGAGAACCGCGCTCGTCTACGAACGTGGGTCTTATTATGGTTATTGTCTGTTTTGAAAAAGAAGGGAGCATTAGTGACACTCCTTCCTCGACTTCATTAGACTCAAGGCACTAATCTGCTGTCTCTTAAGGCCCAAAGTCTTGAGGTCGGAGGGCCATAAGCGAATCGAACCGCTCGAGTTCGGAAGACTGTATGATTGAGAGACACCACCCGCCGACTCGCTATACGATGTCGCAGGGAGCTGAGTGCCGGGAGTGTTCAACTCTCTCATTACTACATCACAAACTACGCCCTTTGCGACCTCTGTAAGATCTTCGTCGTCTGCGATCATTTCATCGAAGTTGCGTCCGACCTTCTTGGCTTCAATTCTTATTAAAGAACTGATAACGGGTATCAATGCCTCCGCTCGCTCCTGTTCGGATGCCGTGAGCGGTCTTTTGAGGCTTACGATGTCCGCTACTGTTGCATAGTTTGTTGCCATAGTCCACCTCTTATTTCTTTGTTCTTCTCGTCTTTGTCGGTTTTGCGACCTCTTCGGAAGAAGAAACGGCGGAAGGTGTCTCCGCCTTACCGCCGTCTAACTTTTCCCAATTTCCGCCTTTTACCTCGGAAGGAACATCGATGATCGCTCCCGTAATCTTGTTACGGTAACGCATCATCAAGCCTCCTCAATTCTTGCGAAAGCCTCACCATCAAGGATTGCCCAACCGTACCAAGCCTCAGCACGGAGGTAAACCTGATTGTAACCCTTGAGGTCGTGACCGCTGTTGTCAGGATCACCGTACTCGATCACCTCGAAATTGATGATATCTGCATAGCCCCATCTGAAGTAGTTCTCGAAGTCGCCCATATAACCGTGCTTCTTAGCAACAGCGGAAACTGTGGAGTTGACATCGGAGGCTACACCCTTGATTCTCTCGGGATTGGCACCCCAAGCGAGCTCAGGATACTGAGGGATGCCATTGACCTTAACTGCTGCAAGAGCACCAGCGAAAGTCTTATCCATAGCGAGACCTGTAAAGTCATAGTCACCAAGAGCTGTGATGCCTGTGTTGATGTTGCCCTCCGGATCAGGTGTTGCGGGAACATAAGTAACTGCGGTTACATCCGTGTTGGTGTCGAGCGAGTTAGTGCCGATGAGTGCGGAGGCGGAACCTGTCGCAGGGTTTACACCATGGAGAGCCATGATATCAAGACCACGAGCGATCTTCTTTCCGAAGCCGTCTGTAAATGCTCTCATGTACTCGAGTCTCTTCTCGTCGGAGCAGCGAATAAACTCGTCCGATACTCTCTGACCGTACTCGACCTTGAGAGGAACCATCTTGACAGCATTGTTGCCGCCTGTATGCTGTCCCTTTGCAGCTCCCTCGGCTACGAGATTGACTTCTCCATCGAGAGAGAAGACCATGATGTCTGTACCGCTGAAAGAAAGCGGTGCCTGCTTGGAAAGCTTAGCGAGTGAGCTATGTCCCTGTGCTTTTACAAATACATCCCTAACCAATTCTGAAGGGAATCCTGCTGATGTGAATGCCATTTTGATTTTCTCCTTTTTGTTAATCTGTTTTTATTGAACTCAAGAGGCTCTTAAGACCTGCGTCTTTATCGTCCTCGGGGTTCTTCTCTGATCTGCGAAGCGGGAGCAAATTTGAACCGTTCCCGACTAACTTCTTGATAGACTCTGCGTCTGCTCGGATAGATTTCTCATCATCTCCTTTGATGCGGTCTATCCATTCAAACGACAAGCCGACCTCGTGAGCAATCCGAGACTTTAATGAAGCCGTCTCGTAGGCTTTGTTCTGTGCTGTGAGGTCCGCGATAGTCTTCTCATCGTCCTTGTGAGTTTCCTTGTAATCACTAAAGGCTTTATTGAGTTCGTCAAGTCCCTTCTGATGGTCTTCGGGTGAGATCCACCCCTCAAACTTCTTCTCGGTGCTCTCTCGCTCTCTCTTCAAGCGGGTAGTGATGATCTTGTCTAACTCTTCCTGTGTCTCGATGGGTTTAAACTCTTCTGCCATTTGTTTTTTCCTTTCCCCGATTTAATCCGTTCGGTAACGTAGTTAATAACTAATGCGTTGCTTGCGAGCCTCTTTGAAGGTCGCACACGCATGAGTCGCTAATACACAAGACTCCATCAATGCCACCTCAATGGCATCGTCTAAAGTCTTATAGCCATATCCGCCGCCCGAACCTATCGCCCGGTGCTGGCAGTTCGTGACACTCTGTCGGAGTGCCGGTTGTCCGCTGTGGCACACGGTATGGTTCGCTATGGCGGTCTCGAAGTCCGAGGATGCTTGCACCACTTCCTTGACCTTGCACTCGTTCACGCCCTTGAGCTTTTGCTTTTGACACTCTCCGAGGAATGTCTCAAGCCCGGAAGCACCGTCAACCAAGACCGATTTCACTTTGCACTTGATTAAGAAATTGATTATCCAGTCGTTTCCTTCTCTTTGGTTTCTACAATCGATTGCCTCAACGAAGATCCTTCCGTCTTCCGTCTTGGCAGCGACCGACAAGCATACATTCATGCCGTCTCGACCGAATTTGACTCCAGCACAAAGCGGACGCTTCACCTTCGGAAGCGTCTCCGCCTTACAAGCGTCCCATTCAGGAGCCGAAATTGCTGATTGTTGATTGTAGCGAATCCAAAGTCCAAGCCTTTGAATGTTGAAGTCTATGTCATCGCCGTTTATCTCGTCCTGGACGACTCTCTCCGTGAGGATCGAGCCGAGAGATGGATTTGTGAGATACCACGCATCCTTGTCATGCACGTCGGTCTTATGATCGACCGACCAGTCCGCCCATCCTCCGTTGATCTTCTCGCCTCGCAAGGTCTCATCTCGGAATGTTCGGAAGACATCGCCGCCGGACACCGCCGTCGGTGGAGTTCCACACATGATAGTTTGAGGGTTCTTCGACGATGAAACGACATAGTTCAAAGCCGTCTGTTGAGCCTGTGTGTACTCTTGAGCCTCGTCTATGACTAATAAGTCATAGCCCGAACCTAACGCACCTGAGGACGTTCTCGTGCGAAAATCGATAAATCCTCCCGTCGAGGGGATCTCTATTCGCTCTCGACCGATAGCCTTATAGGTCTCTATCTCGATTCCGATAGCCTCAAGCCTTGCCTTTAATCGCTCCCATGCGATGTGAGCGGTGTCGGTGAGGTGTGCGGTGTGTAAGATATGCTCGCCTGTGAACAGTCCCCAAATCTCGCGGGCTGTGAGTATCTCGGTCTTGCCGTTCCTTCGAGAGACGGAATATCCGAACTTGGTATGAACCCACAAGCCATCGTCGTTGACCGCCATGATGTCGCTCAACATTAAGGCTTGCCACTCTTGGCATACGTTGTTGCTCAAGTTGTATAGCTTGACTGCTTCATCCCCGTATGACTTCTCATACGGCAATATATAGGATTGAGTCGGGATTTGATTCCCGACTCTAATCATCTTTGATTTTGTCCCTCCTTGGCTTATCCCGCGAATGTCTACTCATAGATCACCTCGTCCTATCCGCAGGTCTTACGAACTGCGTTCTTACTTGGTTATTCACTCTCTCTGTGTAACTCGAGCCGTTCCGCTCCGTCACAAAGTCGATCGTGCATCGACAGTTCTCGTGCCGTCTCCACACATCGTTGCCTTTGTCCCTAACATCCCGATAGTCATAGCTCCCGGCAACATCTCTGCACCACTCGCAAGCCTTAAATTCGGCTACTCGAATGATTCTCGAGGTTATTCCCGCTCGATTCATCGTGCTTGCGTTCGCTCGGATAGCCTCATCGACCACATTCTGCGAGAAGTTCGCCATCTGGTCGTAAAATGTCGCCTCGATGTTCGTGAACTCGGGGTTGTCTCGAAGTTCGGCGACGATTCCATAGACTCGGTCTTTGTCGAATGTCGGCTCTATAAACCTCATACCAATCGAAGCATCGGCATTAAGAGCCTCTTGAACCGTCTCACAAGCCTCTACGACTATTGCATGATCGAGACCAAGCGA